AAGGGAGGATGGAGAAATATAATACACGTTGGAAATAATGATACTATGAGATGCCCAGGTATCTATATACATCCAAATAGTACTAGGCTACGTATTCATCAATCTACTACAGACAAGATAAAATTAGGACATTTAGTAGATACTCCTAATTTAGAATATAGAAAATGGACACATGTTGCAATGACATTAAAAAAAGATCATTTCAAAGTCTATTATAATGGAAAAGAGGTAGTGTCACATTATTGGATGGGTCATCCTATATTTCCAATTGAAAGTGATGTTTATTTAGCATATAAGCCTTATGCCCCTGATGGTAAATTCCATTTATCTAAAATGGTGTGGTATCCTATGGAATTAACTCACGATTTAGTACAGACCATTGCGTATGGAACATTTCCCCTAAGACAATTTGATCCAGAATTATCATTTTTTCCAGTTTCAGGAGAACCTACCGTAAAATTTAGAAATCAATGGGATATTTCAAATAATGACGAATCTTGGGGTGCAGTTACAGTTAATAATTTTGGAAATTTTACTTTTATAGATGGTGTTATTCAAGGCCCAAGGGCAAATGTAGTGGTAGCATCCATTCCACAATCATCGATACCTGATAGAAATATATATACTATTGCTTATACTGTAGGTGGATATGTAGTTGTCAAAATAACTACTAATGGATATATTTATATTTTAGACAATAATTCAAAAGAGGGAAAAATGTCACCTACAACATATATTAAAGATAATCCAGTATCATTATCAAATATTAGATTTCTGAGACATTCTCATGGATCTCAAAGTGTATGGAATGGAATACCTTTCGACTATGGGGCGGGATTTTTAATAACTGGATTAAGAGGGCCTCGTAATTATTATAGTTATTGGAAAAATTATAGAGGTGAAGTCATTCGACCTAAGCAAAAAATGAATTCAAGGGCGAAGATTACTACAAAATCAACTTTTCTTGCTGCTTCCAGTGACGGGAAGCCCGCTCAAATTAATATTACGAATAATAGTTTAACAATCACGACTAATCATAAACATGGTTCTAAAATATATGGTGAAGGTTTATCATGGAGTATTTATGGGGGAGAGAAATTAAAATTATCAGGTGGATATTTAACAAAAGGAGAAGCTACAAATGATCCCAAAGTCCATTTAAATACTGGGGATAGAGCAAGTTTTGTCAATATTAGCGGGATAGTTATTAAGTATTATAGAAAACCTGTTTTTAAAAAATTAAAACAGTCTCTGGGATGCTATAAAAATGATTTACCTAATTATTTAGGTAGCAATCAAGATACAAGATCCTGTGCGATTCTTGCTATGGAAAGAGGTGATCAATATATTGGTTTAAGTAATAGAGGAGAGTGTAGAAGTGGTAATAAATATGGAACTGAAGGAGAATCAACCGATTGTTACATGAAATGTGCAAGAAATCCAGCAGAATCTTGTGGGGGTCCTATGGAAAATATTATTTATGATACTAGTTTAGAACCAGAATTAATAACATTATTACCTATAAAATACAGACCAAAAAGAAATTTAACATTTTTATGTTCATCTGGAAATGGTGTAACCAGGGTAGATGTCATGAAAAATGGGAAAGTATTGTGGGCAGGGACAGCATTAAGTGGAACTAAATGGTTCAGTTTAAACAATATATGTTATCACGTATAATACAGTTTACATTATTAATAATACAGTTAAAAATTATTAATAATTTAATTTAATTTTAATTTAATAATATTAATTATAAATAATATCTATTAAAATGATATATGGAATATAGTTCAAAACATTCTAAAGAAAATTACGTAATAGCTATACCTTCATATAATAGAGAAGAGAATATTAAAAAAGCTACATTAAATATGCTAGATATTAACAATATTGATCCATCCAGAGTTTACATTTTTGTTGCTAATAATTCTGAAAAAATGAAATATAAAAAATCATTGAACAATGGTTTTAAAAATTATGGTCAAAACATTATTGTAGGAGAGTTAGGTGTCATGAATATCAGAAACTTCATGGCAAATTATTTCGAAGAGGGTCAATATGTATTTTATTTAGATGATGATATGTATAGTATGTATAAATGTATTTTTGATGAAGAAAGTATTAAAAAAGTATCTAAAAAACTAAAGGATAAGGGATTAAAACCAAATGAAACAAATTTTAAAAAATGGATGAAAACGGGTAATCGATTAGAATTAATGAAAAAGGGAGGAGAGGTGGGATCTATTCATGATTTTATTATAGAAGGATTTACAGAGTGTGAGGAGAGGGGGATGCGATTATTTGGTATTCATCCGGTAGATAATCCTTTTTTCCTTACACCTGAGAATATGCCAGGCGATGAACAAGGACTACGTAAAACTAAAAATTTATCAGAAGATCTTAGATATATTGAAGGAGGTGCTTGTGGAGCTATTAATTGTAAGGAAGCAGAATTAAGAACAGTTCATGATAAAGAAGATTATGAAAGATCTATAAAATATTATTTATTAGATGGTGGTGTTATTAGGTTTAATAATGTATGTGCGTATACTAAATGTTATAGAGAACCAGGAGGATTACAATCAACAGGTCATCGTACTTGGGAAAAGGTAGATAAAAGTGCTAAATTTTTAGCAGCAGCTTATCCAGAATTAACTACTCTGAATACTAAAAAGAAAAATGCCGATAAAAAAACAGGAAAATCTTGGACAGAAGTTAAATTACGTGATAAAAGAAAGGGAAATAATAGAAAATTTGGTTCTTTGACTAAAATTTCAAAAAAATTATACAAAGAATTAAATGAATTAAAATATAAATAATGTTTATAAATTTCTTTAAATTATTTATAAACTTTACATCATATATATAGTGAATTTATTTAAAGATTGTTCAAAATATTAACTTTAATGAGAGAAAGAACTATATCAGAAGAGGGATTAAAATTATTTAATCTATCTATGAATGATTTGTCATATAGAAAAAACCAATTAAAAAAAAATAAAGGTTTGCTTAGAAGTGTTATGATAGATTTATTTACAACGGAATATGATATTAATTTAATAGATACAGTCGATAAACTAAGAATGAGTAGTTGTTATTTATATTCTAACTTAGATTATAAAAACCCAAAAAAAATATCAGTATTAGTTAATAACGCAATTACAAATATAATTATAGCTATTTTAACTTTTAATGGAGAAATTTCAAATAGACATCAATTAAAAATGAACTATTATAATTATTTAGATATAGCTGAAAAATCTTATAAAAATGAAGATCATCATACGGCCATTGTAATTAGAGCAGCATTAAATACTTTATCGATAACCAGACTTAATATTAAATTAAGAAAAAAAGATAAGCGACTATATAAATTGTTTGACAAAAAATATGGAACATTTAAAGATTGTTGTAAAAAACACCTATATGATGTTATGAATATCAAAGATTTTCATGATAAAATGAAAGATAATGACAATATATCTATCATCCCTTCATTAATGATATTAATTATACATTTGAATAAAGCAACTGAATATTCAAAATCATTCAAATCTATAGGTAAAAAAAGCCCAGTAACATTAGATGCCAAAAGAATACAATTAATAAGGGTAGCAAATGCTTTAAAAAAAAAATACTCTAAATTTTCAAACGAAGAATTAATTCATTTGTATACAGACAGACCAGAAGAACATACAGTGTTAAATAAATTTAGTAAAAAACAGTCTGATTCGGTTTCTATTAAATTATTTGATTTAAGTAAATGTATTCCTAGTCCAAAAAGAAAGAGTTGTTTTTTTTAATAGAACATGTGTATATATAAGCTTAAAAATATTGATTCCAACGTTAATTATTTTAGTTTTTATTTAACATTTTCAACATTTTTTTTTCTTGATCAGGATGATAGAAAAATGAATGTTTCCACTTTCCACTACTTGTTCCATAATGTGGGGAAATATCTGATCCCATATTTTCAAAATGACTGAAAAGAACAGGATTGTGAACCATACATTGGCCATTTTTCTGAAAATGGTTAATATATAGAAAATCCATAGCTTGTGCTCTCATTTTAATGTTCCCACTTCTCCATTCATCATGTTTATCGTGTCCTTTTCCACCAATAAATACACTTTTACAAAAATTGTAAATATCTCTCATTTTTTGTGGATTATTAACGGAGTAGGCAAATGTTCCAATTAATTTGAGATATTTTGGATCAATTTTAATCCATTCGGATTTTGGATCCTTGGGTTGGACCTCAGTTGTTTTAAAATCATTTTTACCAGAGTGCCAAAACATACCACCAAAATAATGAATATCTACATTGTCAGTATCAGGTATAGTAATTCGAGTCTCTGAACTACCTGGTAAAATCATAACATCGTCTTCGAGAACCAATACATTATCCCACCCTTTTTCTAAAGCAGTTTTCATTACTTTCATATGACTTAGAAAACATCCAACCCTTCCTAAAATAGGATCTTCTTTTTTAATCATGGTTTTAAAATTAGAACGATTCATCCAAAACTTGGGGCTCAGATTTTCAGAATTTGCAATATCCAGTTCCCGTGCAATTTTTTGACGATAACTCTTATCCCTTAACTTTTTACCATTTATAGCAGATATTCTAGTTGCACTTAAGCCATTGTTTCTCAATTGTTTTTCAATTGAATCGGCTCTTTCTGGTCTAGAATCTAGATTGATATATACAATATTAAAATCTTTTAAAGTTTTAATAAGTTCATTATCCTTTTTAATAAATTTATTACCACCTTTTTGTAAGTTAAATACATTATTTTTATTTATGTACTTGTTAACGATATTCTTACCTAGTCTAGAAAAAATAGATACTTTTCTATTTGTTTTTGGATTTATAATAAAAGTATACATATATGATATATTTATATATTTATTAACTTTTGAGAAAATTTTATTCTAGTATCTTAATTAGAATATGCTAAACCACCCATACCACTCGTAATTCGTAAAACATTATAATTAGTAGCATAAACTCTTATGGTATTTATAGGAGTATTTGGAATTTTTTTTTCTAATTCTTTATAATATTGTATATCAGTAGTGTCAGAATCGAGTGCTTCTTCCATTAAGTCTAAAATAGATTGTACTTCTTTATTAACATTATTCATTTGTAATCTTAATACTGCATTATCAATTCTTGAAAAATTACATGTTCCGGAAGGTTGATGTTCGTCGGGGTTTATAGCAAATGAGTAATTATATATATAACCTTTTTCTCCAGAAGATGGGCCTATTAATGGATCAATACTAAAATTGTCTGAATACCATAGCCCTCTTTGTTGATCATAGCCTCCTTTATGATGTTGATAAGGCTGAACTACTCTAAAATAAGTCCCTGTTCTTTTAGAAAATCTATCTGCTCCATTTAATTGTAAAACTGCTCCTTTTATATTATCTCCTATATTATCCTGATATATTTTTACTGTTTTTTTTATAGTATTTATATCTCCAGGTATAGGTTCTGTTCCACCGGCATTCTCGAAAAAAGTATTATCTTCTCCCCATTTTCCTATCCTATTATTTTCATCGTCAAATATTATCTTAGATACTCTATTTACCCAATATTCCAAAGAATTGAATGTCCATTTTTCTAATTCCATAGTAGTATTATCAGCAGTATTTGGTCGTGAATAATCAAAAGGAAAATTATAAATTCCTATACCATCCATATCTTTACCTATCATTAAATTAGATTGAACAATCCAAAACAATTCTTTACATGGGTGATTTAAATTTAATTTAACCTCGTGTTCTTTATATTTATTTTTAACAATACTTTTACTATTAAATTGAACTTGGTCAATAAGATATTCATGTGAAACTTGTGCAAATCTTCGTCTTTCATCAGTATCTAAAAATATGTAATCACAAAAAAGTCTTAAACTTTTGATTTTATATTTGTCACTAGATTCTATATTAATGTGATTTTTTCTAATATTACCTTCTTTATTCAAAAATACATTTAATTTAACTTCATGATATTGTAAAGCTATTAATGGTAAAGCTAATCCTATATTTCTATTAAACCAAAATTGTAGCGGAATATATAATTTATGATTATTACCAACAGAAGATTTAATTCTCCCACTTATCATATTGTCTAATTTGGTAAATTTTTCACGAGAATGTGATAATTGACACCATAAATCCATCCATTCTCCATATTGTTTATCCATAATTTGTCCACCAATTTCTATTTCTACAAATTTTATAAGTGCGTGTCCAGGTCTATTGACTAATATTGCTTTAGAAGACTCTGCTATTATATCAGCTTCTAAAACCATACCATGTAATAAGTCACCGTTTCTTCCTAAATTAACGGATATTTTTGTATTAAATTTAGGTGATCCTTTAAAAACTTGTTCTATAGACTCTATAGCAAAATTAGAATGTCTACTATAAATAGCCTTAAAAAAAGTAATTTGAGGATTACCAGTTAAATATACATCTTGAGAGCCATATGCTATTAATTGAAAAATTCCTCCTCCCATAATTTAAATAATCTAATATATTAAAAGATTATTTCTTTAGATAAAAATCTCTTAATATTTATTATTAATTAGAATAAGTTAATCCTCCCATTCCACTTGATATTTTAAGTATATTATAATTAGTAGCATATACGTGAATATATTTTTTTTCAGAATCTTTATAAGAAAATTCATCTAAAATTAATTTAAGAACAGCAGTATCAATCCTTGAAAAATTACATGTTCCCGAAGGTTGGTATTCTTCAGGATTCATAGCAAATGAGTAATTATATATAAACCCTTGGCAATCATCTGTATTAATTGATTGATTATATCCACCTGTATGGTGTTGAAAAGGTTGAATCAATCTAAAATATTTTCCATTATTTTCGTAAAAACGATCGTTACCGTTTAATATTAATAAGGCTTTCCTTACATGATCTGGTAAAAATTCATTTCCATTGCAATAACAAAATGGTTCAAAATAGGGATTATCGTAATCTTTAGTTGATACTTTTCTAAAAATTTCAGACTGACAAGTCCAAAAAATTTCTTTACAAGGATGATTAAAATTTAAATATAAATTTACGGAATCTCTTTGAATTGGAAGTTCGGAACGAATACCAACTTGAACCTGTTCTATAAGATATTCGTGATCATTTTTAGAAAATCGACGACGTTCGTCGGTATCTAAAAATATATAATCTGTAAACAAACAACAGGAGTTAATTTTAGGTTTCTTAAAATTTGGAAACTCTTTACAAATTGAATTATATTTGTTGAAAGTAACTATTAATTTAACTTCATGATATTGTAATGCAATTAAAGGTAGAGCTAATCCTGGTTGTTTAGTAAACCAAAAAAAAAGAGGTATATAAACCTTTTTTAGATTATTTTTTGAACTTATTGAAAAATCAACCATTCGTTCAAACTTCGAATAATCTTCCCTTGTCATAGATAGTTGCGACCATATATCCATCCATTCACCATAATGTTTATCTATTATTTGGCCACCTATTTCGAAATCTATATGTGAAATCATAGCAATACCTGCTCTCTTAACTAAATCAACATTCTTAACATTACCATCGCTATCAATTTTTTCAGGTAATTCTAAGTCTAATTCTAAATATGTTTTATATAAAAGATCACCTTTTCTTGGAATTGAACATACTATTGTTTTATTAAAACCTAGTTGGCCATCAAATGTATGACCAATTGATTCGATAACAAAATTAGTATATCTATGATATATTGCTTTAAAAAAAGTAATTTGAGGATTGCCGGTTATATATGTGTTTTGAGCCCCGATGGCTACAAGTTGCATGAGTGACCCACCCATATTTTATACTATTATTTATAGAGATTTTAATATTATTTATCATACCCATTACATATGATTATATAGTGTTGAGTTTAATTAGAATAAGCTAGTCCACCCATTCCTGCTTTAATTCTTAAAACATTATAATTTGTAGCAAATACGCGAACATTGAAACTGTCATTGTCTTCTGAATTATTTTGAAAAGATATTTTTAAAATAGCATTATCTAATCTTGAAAAATTACAGGAACCAGATGGTTGAAGTTCGTCAGGTTTAAGAGCAAAACTATAGCTAAAAATATCTAATTGTGTTATGGGTAAATCATTGGATATTGATGTAGAATTATTAAATAGTGGGGATACTAAATTCTTAATAAATGATCTTAAATCAATCCCATTATGATGTTGGTATTTTTGTATTAATCTAAAATAATTTCCTGATTTTTCAGGTAATCTATCTACACCATTCATTTGTATTAAACATGTTTTTATTTTTTCAGCACCATTACTCCAATATGGTCCATATTGTTCAGCTAGTTTAGAATTGTTTACTGTCCAAATTAATTCCTTAACAGGGTGATTTAAGTTAAGAGGAATAACCTTTTGATTTATACTTGGTTGACAATATTCACCAGGATGCTCCTGGACTTGTTCGATTAAATATTCATGACACACTTGGGCAAATTTTTTTCTTTCTTCGGTATCTAAATAGACATAGTCACAATGAAGATTTAAATCCTTAATAACTATATCTACAACATTATTAGTTCTTTTAGTAACATTTTTAGACAATATAAATTTATTTTTATGATTTAATTTTAATATTACTTTAACATCATGATGTTGAAGGGAAACAAGTGGTAAATATAGTCCAGGATCACTATTAAACCAAAATTTAAGAGGAACAGATATATGTATAACATTATCACCTAAATGATAAGCATTATTAAATGGTCCATTTAATAATACCTCCTGTAATCTTTTATTGAAATTTTGACTTAATTCGGATTTAATTGCTAACCATTGTCCGCTATGATGATCAATTAATTGTCCACCAATATCTATTTCAACAAAGTCTATAAAAGAATGCCCTAAACTCTTAGCTATTGAACTATTTTTATAAAAAGCTTCTTCTTTAATTTCTGATAAATTAAGAGTTTTATTATCGTTTTTAAACTCTATATAAAAGTCTATATAACATTTCCCTAATAAATCACCTTTTCTTTCAATATTAAATATTAATTTATTTCCCCATTTGATTTGTCCTATAGGGAATTGATTAATATTTTCTAAGGCAAAATTAGTATGTCTTCTATATACATATTTAAAAAAGGTGATTTGGGGATTACCAGTGAGATATATATCTTGAGCACCATATGCTACTAATTGTATGAAACCTCCTCCCATAATATAGTTTTAATATAAATAAAGATATTAATCTTTATATTAAAACTAATAAACTTAGTTAGAGTAGGCAAGACCACCCATACCACTCATAACTCTAAGGACATTGTAGTTTGTGGCGTAAACTTTGACAAATTTAGAAGTGCTATCGTCTAATTGTAATTGAAGGACAGCATTGTCAATTCTTGAGAAATTACAGGTTCCAGATGGTTGATGTTCTTCTGGTTCTAAGCCAAATGAATAAACATACATGTAACCATTTCCGTTAGCGTCTTGTTTATGAGCACCAGTGTGATGTTGATAAGGTTGGACACATCTGAAGTATGAACCTTCTCTTTCACGGAAACGGTCATGACCATTAAGTTGTAATTTTGCGCTTACAACGTTATCACCTACTCCTCCAGCTTTACCGAATTTAAAAGCAGTAGCTCCTGACATGCCTTGATCTTGTGCTACCCAAACAAGTTCTTTACAGGGGTGATTGAATCTTAATTCTACATTAGTTGCGGATTCTCCTGCTTTAACAGTGAGACAATTATTGTATTGTAATTGTTCAATGAGGTATTCATGTGAAACTTGAGCAAATCTACGTCTTTCATCAGTGTCAAGAAAGATGTAGTCGCAGAATAAGCACATTGATACGTCAGAAACATCTTCTCCACCTGCTGCGACTCGATCATTTAAGAAAACGGTGAGTTTAACTTCATGATATTGGAGAGCAATAAGGGGGAGTGCGAGACCAGGATTTCTGTTAAACCAAAATTGGAGAGGAATATATAATTTTCTACCATTAGCAGTTTGTAAAGAACCATTAGTTAATGTTCTATTTTTGACAAGACCTTGTTCAGTATTTGTTAATTGAGACCATAATTCTAACCATTCACCGTAGTGTTTATCGACACATTGTCCACCAATACTAACTTCTACTTCTCTAATCATACTATGACCAATGTTACCTAAATGTTTCTCCATTAAAGAATTACCATTTCCAACTAATGTTAAATCAACTTCTAAATACATTTTGTGAAGCAAATCACCATTTCGTTCAATGGTGCAGGTACATTTTCTACCAAATCCAACGGAACCAGTAAATGCTTGTTCTATAGATTCCATAGCAAAGTTTGTATGTCTTCTGTATACTACTTTAAAGAAAGTAATTTGAGGATTACCTGTAAGGTAAATATCTTGAGCTCCATAGGCTACTAATTGCATTAAACCACCACCCATTTTAAATTATACTATATAATGAGATTTTTTTTTTAATTTTCAAACAATAAAAACAAAAAATATAACCTTAAGTAAATATTTTTTTTTTTTATTTTAAAAAAGAATTAATAAATTAGTTAGAGTATGCGAGACCACCCATACCACTCATAATTCTTAAGACATTGTAGTTAACTGCGTATACTTCTGCGTCTACTGAACTCTTAGTCTCAGTCTCCGCAACATCCATATGTAAAACAGCATTGTCAATTCTTGAGAAATTACATGTACCGGAAGGTTGATGTTCTTCGGGTCTTAATGCGAATGAATAACAGTATACGTATCCATTTTCTTTTTCTAATGTTTGATGATCTACGTGGGAAGTATGTTGAGCAGCACCGCCGGTGTGGTGTTGACAAGTTTGGAGACATCTAAAGTATGATCCGTGTCTTTGGCGAAAACGATCATGTCCATTAAGTTGTAATTTTGCACTTTTGACAAATTCTTTAGCTAAAGTTTCTTGACTGGCCCAGTCCGCACCACCTGGAGAAATTACCTTATTGTCAGCAGCAGCAAAATTATAGGTACCTTTAGCATCTTCTGTTTGACATACCCATACAAGTTCCTTAACAGGATGATTAAATTCTAAACTGAGTTGAGTTTTGCCACCCTTACCAACACTACATCTACCAGTAGTTTGTAATTGTTCAATTAAGTATTCGTGGGAAACTTGGGCAAATCGTCGTCTTTCATCTGTATCGAGAAAGATGTAATCACAGAATAAACAAACATTGTCTAAATGTTTAATATTAGAATCAAGTTCCGCCATAGGTGTTTTAGAAAATTCAATTGCTACTTTAACTTCATGATATTGGAGTGCGATAAGAGGAAGAGCAAGACCAGGGTTTCTATTGAACCAAAATTGAAGTGGAACATAAACCTTTCTTACTGTATCACTATCTCCTCTTAAATCACCATCAATCATTTCATTTAATTTTCGGACTTCTTCATTTGAATTGGACAATTGAGACCAAATATTTAACCATTCACCATAGTGTTTATCTATACGTTGTCCACCAACTTCTACCTCAGCTGATTTGATTAATTTATGTCCAAATCTTTTAGGTAAAATTACATCACTATTATCTACATTAACGTCAATTTCTAAATACATTCTACCAACTAAATCACCGTTTCTGGCAATTGTACATACTACTTTATTTCCAAAATCGGCAACTCCATTAAAAGTTTGCTCAATTGCTTCCATAGCAAAGTTTGTGTGTCTTCTGTATACTACTTTAAAGAAAGTAATTTGAGGATTACCTGTAAGGTAAATATCTTGAGCTCCATAGGCTACTAATTGCATTAAACCACCACCCATTTTAAATTATACTATATAATGAGATTTTTTTTTTAATTTTCAAACAATAAAAACAAAAAAATACTCTAAAGATTATATATTTTTTTGTTATTAAAATAAAAGTTATTCTATAAATTTAATTAGAGTAAGCTAAACCACCCATACCACTCATAATTCTTAAGACATTGTAGTTTGTAGCATAAGTTCTAACTTCTTTACCATCCGTTTCAGAAGATTCAGCCAAATTCATAGTTAACAACGCATTGTCAATTCTCGAGAAATTACATGTTCCAGAAGGCTGATGATCTTCTGGTCTTAAAGCAAAAGAGTAAGAGTAGATAAAACCTTTTTCGGCTCCAATTCCTCTTGCGTCACCATTATTACCTTGTTGATCATGTCCACCTGTATGATGTTGATAAGGTTGAACACATCTGAAATATGTTCCTTCTCTTTCACGGAAACGATCATGGCCATTTAATTGTAAAACAGCACTCTTAACAAAATCGTCTTTTCCTACATTAGTATCGGCAGCAAAGGCAAATGGTTCATTAATTGCACCATCAACTACTCGCCCATCCTGAACAACCCAAACTAATTCTTTACATGGGTGATTAAATCTTAATTCAACATTGGCACATGAATCTTTTTGACCAAGACAAGTTTTTCCGTTGAATTGAACTTGTTCAATTAGATATTCATGAGAAACTTGAGCGAATCTTCTTCGTTCATCTGTATCTAAAAACATGTAGTCACAGAAAAGACAGATGTTGTTGATTTTTACCCCATCATTATCTGTAGAATTAGCACAAATTCTTGCTGCTTTATGTAATTGTAAATTAAGCTTGACTTCATGATATTGAAGTGCAATAAGGGGAAGGGCAAGTCCAGGGTTTCTATTAAACCAAAATTGAAGAGGAACATATAATTTTTTGTTACCACCTTTTCCTGGAAGAGAAGCATCGACAAGTCTTTCTAATTTTTGGAATTGTTCACCAGAGTGTGATAATTGTGTCCAAATATCCATCCATTCACCATATTGTTTATCAATAGCTTGTCCACCAATTTCAACTTCGACGTAATCAATCATGGCATGACCTGGTCTTGCTACTAATGTTTTTCCACCATCAGTAATATCAACTTCTAAATACATTTTTCCTAATAAATCACCATTTCTTGCGATAGTGCAACTTGTTTTTTTACCAAGAGAAACATTACCAGTGAAAACTTGTTCAATGGATTCCATTGAAAAGTTAGTATGTCTTCTGTATACTACTTTAAAGAAAGTAATTTGAGGGTTACCCGTGAGGTAAACATCTTGTGCGCCATAGGCTACTAATTGCATTAAACCACCACCCATTTTAAATTATACTATATAATGAGATTTTTTTTTTATTTTCTATACAAAAAATAAGTTTAATTAGCCAAAATATTTAATCTCCCATTTTTAACTCTTATTATATTAAATCTCTTTATAAAAATAAATAATTCTCTATCTTTTGTAGTATTTGAATTACTTGTCATTTGTAAATCTAAATGTATACTATTAAATTTAGTAAAACTCAAAAATCCAGATGATTGGATTATTTCAGGATTTAAATTAAATGAATATGAATAGATACAATTATTCTTTACTTTCTTATCATTATCTACGTGGTAATCAGATTTAAAATGTTGATTACGCTGAATTAATCTATAATATGAAGCTGGAAATCTAGGATTTAATACTCTTCCATTTAATAAAATTGATATATTTTTAAAATGATCCGTTCTCATATAGTCATTTTTATTATTATGCCAAAAATTAAAATAATTTCTAAGATTGTTTGGATTTTTTTCTTTACATATCCAAATTAATTCCTTAACTAAATAATGTTGTTCTAATTCAATTTTTTGTCTTAAACTTTTTTCATTTTTAACAGATATATTATGAGGACCGTTATATTCTATTTGGTCAATGACATATTCTAAAGGTTGTTGTAAAAATGTTTGTTTCTCTGTTTGTGTTAATTCTATAAACTCTCCTAATAATTTACAACCTCTTATAATATAATTTTTTTCAAGTGCGTTTTTTGAAATTTTATGAAAATCATTAATTTTAATATTAACTGAAATTTTTTCATATTCTAAAGAACATAACGGAAATGCTAATTCACTGGATTTAGAAAACCAAAAAGGGATAGGTAAATGTAGAGTATATTCTTTATTTGTTTCGCCTAATAAATTAGTTTTAGTAAAAATATTAGCACTGGCATTATCAAATAAATGTTTATTATTTGATTTATATAGCGAAAAATAAGTATACATCCATATTCCAGATAATTTTTGTAAAACTTTATCGTTACTCATAATTTCTATATAATCGATTAAAGCAAATAAAGTTTCTGGAACGATTTTTTCGAAATTATTCCAATTATTAATATCCTTATCATTGTCTTGTAAAATGAATTTAACCGTTAGATTTAATAATAAATCACTTGTTTTATCTATAGTAAAATCTATAGTTTCTCCAAAATTAATTACAGTATCATTATTTTGAATTTTATTTGAATCTATTTCTACAAGAGTTTTGGCAAAATTGGTATGTCTCGAACTTTTATTCTTAAAAAAAGTAAATTCTGAATTTTTAAATAAACTATCATCTTGTTCCCCAGTAGCATTTAATATAATTTTACTTACTGACATTTTAATATACAGCAATATTTTTAAATTATAGTTTATACCATAATTTACAATATTTAATTCTGGAAAACTAATCCAGCATGTCCAGACATAACTCTTAATACATTATAATTTAGCGCAAAAATCTTAAGTATTTTATTGTTAAGAGAAAATCCTTCACTTTTAGAATTATTATGAAAATCTCTTCTTATTCTTAATCGGAGTTCAGTTTTATCTAATTTAGAAAAATTTAAACTCCCAGAAGGTTCATGATTTTCTGGATTTAGGGAAAATGAATAACTATATATACCACTCCCTCTTGATAAATCAGCATTTGAATAATTATATTGATCTTTTGTAAAACTTAAATTGTCATATCCGAAATCAGAATGGTATTGATATTTTTGAACATTTCTAAAATAACTTGCGCCTTGTGGTTTACATAATTCTGTCCCATTTAAACTTATAGTTGCGTTGATAAGTTGATCTGCTTGGTTTTCCCAATCTAAATTTCTCCAATAATTAAATAAATGGTTACCAACATTTGTTCTTTCTTTGGTTACTGGTAAATTCCAAGAGTCTATATATTCTTTTCCAGTAATATCTTTTTTAGAATTGGAATCCTGTAAAACCCATATTAATTCTTTTACAGGATGATTAAATGGTAATTCGAATTTATGCGTATATTCTTCAAAATCTAAATCACTTATTTCAGTCTTTAATGGTACATTTAATTTATCATTTATTTGTACTTGTTCAATTAAATATTCATGTTGATTTGAAGCAAATAAAACTCTCTCGTCCTTATCTAAATGTATAAATTCTGATAGCAAATATATTTGATTAATTTTAGAGTTGTTTTTACCAGAATTACCTATATTTGTTATTTTACTTCTTTTATTTAATTGTAGTTCAATTTTAACGTCACTATATTGTAGACTCATTAATGGTAAACTTAAACCAACATTTCTATTAAACCAAAATTGTAATGGAACATACACTAAACCATCTTTAAATTTTAATTCAATTTCTCCTCCTATACCATTTCCCTTAGAGTTTAAATGAGTATTGAGCATATCACATAATGATATATTTCCTTTCCCATTAAGTTCTGAAAAAATATGTAACCAATCACCGGTATGTTTATCAATAACTTGATCACCAATACTAATTTGTACATTATCAATTAAACTATGTGCTGATATACCAAATTCCTGTTGAATAGATTTTAAATCTGAAGCACTTTCTAATTCAAATACTATATACATTCTATGTAACAAATCACCTATTTTAGGTATTTTAGCATAATATTTTTTCCCAAAGTTTGAATTAGTATTCAATGTGGTTTCTCCGACAAAATTTAATACTCTATTTTCAATAGCAAAATTAGTATGTCTCTTATGTACTGATTTAAAATATGTAAATTGCGGGTTACCAACTAAATATTTGTCTTGTTCACTAGTTACTGTAAGTTGAAAGTATCCAATACCCATTATTTAATATAATATGATATTATTTTTAATAGTATTATTCTTAATTACTTTTTTTTGTCACTTTAATACTTCTGTTTTCTAAACCATTTAATAAATATTCCATAAATTTTCTAGTTTTACTATTTTTCTCATTAGCTTTGTGTAAAATTATGTAATTATCTAAACTAACTACATAGGTATATTTATAGGATAAATTTCTAATTAAGATTGAATCTTCTATATTTTTTAATGCAACTCCTCCATTTTTAAATTGAAGGTTACTTCTTTTTATTAATCTTATAGAATCCCCATTTTTAACGTTTGAAATATTTTCTAATGTGATTAAATTAAAATGTTTTACAAGCATTTGTTGCTTTTTGTTTAAGTAATCTAAATAATTTATATCCATTAATAATAATTACATAAAATAATAATTATATCTTTATATAATAATGAATTTCAAGAATAATTTAGTAAATTGTGTCACCAATGTACAATGTGAACCCAAAACAAGAAGGTTAGCTAAAAGTAATTATCAACGACCTAAAAGCACATACACAGATACCTTACAAACAAACGGTGCTTGGAAAGATAAACTAAAAAATTATGTTCAAGTGGAAGATATAGAAGATGTAAATATAAGCACTCATGTAAGATATATAACTCTTAAGAATGGATCTCAGCGATTTTGTCTAGGTGGACTATTACGTAAAATTCATCCAAAATATGTAGTTTTATCTAATGGAACATTTAGTTGGAGTGTTCAAAGATTTCATTATTCGGATGATGATACAGATAGTGAACCAGTATTTGAAACATTTTTTTTTAGAATATTATCAAAACAGGAACAGCAACAGAAAATTATAGACGATCAAGAAAAGGAACTAGAACAACTTAGAAGTAAATTAGGTGTTAGTAAAAAAAAAACGTCAGGAAAATGAATGGATAAATTTAATAAACCTTTAAGAAAATTTTATTAAATCTATTTAAATCTATTTAAATCTATTTAAATCTATTTTTTGATAAATCTTTTTAATCTCACTCTTTCTTCTTTATCTCGTTTATCAATTATATAATTAGCTATTTCTTCTCCTTTTTCATAATTCTTAAAGTATTCACCCAATTTACTTTTTAATGTTTCCTTATTGAGAGGTTTTTTAGTATAACTAACACTTCTTTTGAGTTTACCATTACCCGTAGTCATATCTTCTATATTGTAGTCTCCCATAAAAGTTAATATAACTTCTGTTAATTTTTGTTTTGCTTGCTTTTTTTCCCTAACTACTTTTTCTAATTTTCTAATATCGTCATCTAAATTTAAATATTTCTTAACTTTATCTTTAAAATTAGATAATTGGTTTTGATCTAAATCAGTCATTATATTATATATATCTTTAATTCTCTATATAAATATTTAGATTTAATTTAATAATTTATAGAAACCCTTAGTAAATAATTTATTGATACATCACTTTTTTATTAAGAATATTTTTGATAGATTCTATAGTTTTAGTTAATAAACCTTGTTCAACTAACCATAATACAGATAATATTCCTACTACTACTACTACAACAATTATTGCAGTTATTAATGTTTGGTAACTTTTAAATTTAGCAACATCTTTATTACCAACTAATTTAGAACAAGCTTTCTTAAAATCTTTATCAGTATAACATCTCAATTTACTTCCATAATTTCTGTTTGCTTTGTTTGAATTATTGTGATTATAAAAAAGAGGTCTATTATTAAATTTTTGAATATTTCTTGCATTATTTCCAGATACTTTTTTAAGATTTTCGTAGAATTTAAGACTACAATTTACGGGATTATCGAATACTACCCAGGTAACTTCTTCCGTACATGGGTATCTAGGAAGAGAACCATCATATAAAAAAAAAGATTTATTTTCCGGAATAATGTGATAGATGTTCCAATTATTAGGCATATTTAATGACCGTTGAGTTCCTCTTTTTTTAGGTATAGAATTGTAAAATTTATCAAAAAAAATTTTAGATTTTGACATAGCGTCATTAATATCTAAAAATACAGCAATAATTAATATTTTCCCAGAATTAGTAGATCTATGATATAAATGCGCTTCTACTGGATATGAACTTCCATCAACTTTATGGGATGCTGGGACAGAAAAAGAAATTTTATGTAATTCATATACATCATGGTTGAAATTTATAAAACTACCATTATCATAATCAATAATAAAGTTTTTATTGGAAACTATCATATTACATTTAGATGTTCTGTAATAAAACATTAAATCACAACTAGCTAAACATCTTCTGGCTTTTTTAGATTTAATTTCAATTGGGGATTGTTTTGATCCTTTGTCACAATATGATTTAACCATAATTAACTAATATAATTAGATAAAATAATTTGTATGATTAATATATATATATTTCATGAAATTATCAGATAATTTAGGGTCTTTTATTTTAGTTTTTATACTAACTCTTATTCTAGGATATTATTTAGGATTAGCTATATCTACTACTGTAAATTATAAATTACAGGATTTGCGATTTAAATTTCCAAGAGCTAAAAATAATATTACAATAGAAATAATTAAAAAACCACGTAGAAAATTTAAAATTATAAATGTTAAAAACAATAATAAAAAGGATGATGTTAAATTAATTAATAAACAAAATATCAATGTTGATGGAGAAGATGTTGAAAATTTCAATAATTATATAGGTAAAAGGGGTAAAAGGGGTAAAAAAGGCAAAAAAAAAGAAAAAACTAATAAACAAAAACAAAAAAGGGAACATTTTAGAAGTAAAGATAATACAACATGTCAAGAACCTAAACCTTTTAATCCAGTAATAGAACAAAGAGCTAAATACTATAATCTTAAGGAAAAAGATAAAGATAGAGATTTAATTAATTATGCCAAAAACTATAAAAAATATAGAAAAAATGAAAAAAAAGAAGGTATCGGTAATTTAGTTGCGTATAACCATGAAGACATAGAGACATCATATTATGACTATGATTTAAATATTAATTGTAAAAAAAATAAGAAAAAATTTAAAGATTCTATAAAAATTAAACCAAGAAAATATATAAATTTTGAAAAAGCTAAAAATACTGAGAAAACTACAAATAATTGGGATCATTTGCCTACACGAAAAAAACTTTGCCCAGGATTTAAATGTCAAAGGGAGTATCAAAATTGCACAAATAATCATGAAATAGTTAAAAA